TATGACAGGTTCACCTGCTACTAAAGTAGATACAACACCTGAAGTAGAATACGAGCATTAAATGATAATATATTGTGATATGGATGGAGTCCTATGCGACTTTGAAAGACAATGGGCTCGTGTAGCCGGTGTACCTTTCACCCAATTTGCAAAAATGAGTTTATATGACAGGTGGGAACCAGTGAGAAAACATGGTAGTTTTTGGGAAACCATACCATGGAAAGGTGATGGTAGAGCATTATGGTCTTATATTAGAAAACATGATGTTCGTATCTTATCAGCATACTCATCATCAGATTCAAACTGTTTACCAGGTAAAAGAAAATGGTTAAACAAAAATGTATCAATAAATGCGGCTAAGGTACATATAGTAACAAGAAGTCAAAAACAAATCTATTCAAAGAAAAACACTATACTTATTGATGATTACTCAAAGAACATTCGAGAGTTTGACCGTAAAGGTGGTAAGGGTATACGACATAGAAACACATCTCAAACAATCTCAGAACTTAAAAAACTAGGTTTATAGACATTATCTCTTATAAATAGTATCATAGATTAAAAATGTGAGTACTTTAATAAAAATATTATAGGAGAGAATATAATGTCAGGATGGATAAATACGGATGCACACACTAGTGCGCCTCTGTTTGCATTGGCACAAGTAAATAAAGCACCTACAGCTGCAAATATGGGAGCTGCAGGTTCTGGAAAACTTTTTAACAATGCAACAGAAGACAATCTTATCAACGGTATCACTATTGGTTTATTTAATTTAAAAGATAGTGAAGTTGAAAAAGGTGCCCATGCAGGTTGGAGTTTAAAAACAACCGGTACAGGTGGTCGTGCTTCTAGAGTATCATACGAAACACTAGTTTGTTTAACTAACTCAGCTGACGCTTAGTAGTTAAATATAACATAAATATAATGAGAGAGGAAAGGAAACTTTCGTGCAGACTTTCCTCTCACTTTGGTTCATGTATATGCATGAAGTAGCATTCCCGAAAGGGTTAACATAGGAGAAAACAATGGCAGACAAAAAGATAACAGCATTAGGTAATTTGGGTGATTCATTAGCTTCGGATGATTTATTTCATGTTGTAGATGACCCAACAGGTACACCAGTCAATAAGAAAATAGCTGCTGAAGATGTTTTTAATAACATACCTTCATGGTTAGGTTTAAAACAAACTTCACAAACAGCAACAGCAGATGGTTCAACAACTATCGCTATCAATGTTACAACAGCAATAACAGAGATTGACGCTACATCAGCGACAAGTACCTGTTCATTAGCAGATGGCGCTGACGGTCAAGTTAAGACAGTTATCAATACATCTACAAGTAACACTAACATAGTTACAATTACACCTAGTAATCTAAGAGGATATACAAATGTTCTTTTAAATGCACCTGGCGAAACAGTAACATTATTATTTAAAAACTCGAACTGGAACATTATCGCAGGTAATGGTTATACAACATCATAAATTATAGGAGTAAATTATGGCTAAGGCAATTGATGAAAAAATATTATTAGAAGAAAGAAAAACTTTAGAAGAGGATTATAAATCTACTGAAGAAAAAATTAAACTTATTGAAAAGGAACTAGGTAATTTAAAGAGTAATCTTAATGCTATCTATGGGGCTGTTCAACAAGTAGATAAATTCATTTCATTATCTAAAGAAGGTGATGAGTTGAAATCTAAAAAAGAGGCAAAGAAAGGTGAAGTCGCTTAAGACACATATAGAAGAACAAGAAAACTTGGAAGAGTTTGAAGAAGATTTATTAGCGAAGGAAGAGAGCGCTGATGAATCTGAAATTAACGAGGAAGATAAATGAAAACTTTTAAACAACATGTAACAGAAGGTATGGGTGCAGGTGTAAAAACGGCAGCTGCTGTTGGTACTACTGTTGATGGAAAATCTGCTGAAGATGGCCAATTAGGTATGCATAACATACAAGATGAAGAAGTATTAAAGGTAGTCAATGGTTTTGTAGGTTCAATTGCAGAAAGGGAATATATCAATCCACAACATGCAGTAGATGAACTTAAAGAAAAACTATCTAGAGTAGGACTACATTTCGACTGTCAAATAGAAGGTGATAGTGGTACTAATTCTTGTGATGTCGTAAGACATGGCGGAAGATTCGGTAAAGATACAGATGGTTCAGATATAAATGATGATGGTATTTCTCACCAAAAAGAAGGTGGGTTAAAACTAGAAATCAAACATGAACTACTATCTACTGGTTCATCTAAAGTATACGCTAAATTAGTATAAATTAATTTTTGGAAATATTATGGTTTTTGAAACAATTACGATTGATAATTGGCTGACTTATGCAATGAAAAGTTATGATAACCCTACACTTGAAAAGGATGTAGAGTTTAATGATGATTTGAAAAGATTTAAGTATCTAAAAAGATTATTTCGTAAATATGAATTGACAGGCAATATGAAAGTGAGATTAGCAGTTAATCACATTGTCGTACTACACAATGTTTTTAGTACGGATACTGCTACTACTTTACTATTGTTTAAGATAGACCGAGTATATTGGCCTATCTTAAAGTCAATTTTGAGTTACTTAAACTATTTGTATCCAAATGAATTAGATGATATTACTAAAGATGAGAAGATTGCAAAGATGTTAGAGGAACTATAATGGCAAGTAGAGCTGTAGATTTATTAATAACATATAGAATAATGAAATTATTAGTAACACCTTTTGATAAACAAGAGGCGTTTAAGTATGGGATTATAGATAGTAAAGGTAAAGTTTTAAAACCATTTAGAACTATACAGAAGACGGCAGAAAAACAGTCGTATACAATTCTACACAGATTTGTTTTTAATCTAAAAAGAATCTTACAAAAAGTAGGACTTGGTGGTAGATTAGGAACTTTTGCTATTGCCCTTGCAACATTGATAAGAGAGAACAAAGAGTTTGAACAACATCAAAAACTTATAGAAAGTACAGTAATAAAGTATTTAAAAAAAGAAAAACTTTACGAAGAACTTTTACAAGAAGAAGGACATATAGTAGGTAATAAACAAATAACTGAACAACCGATTAATACATGTTTTGGTATAGACTTATATCAAATTGAAAATAATCTTGTAGAAGAAAAAGAATATGCCAAATCAAAAATATAAAGAATTTTTAACAAAGATTACTACTGAAGACATAGTAAATAAAATGTCTGAAGATACTCATGCATGTCCACCAGCCGCAGGTAGTGTAGACTTAAATACTAAAAATAGAAATGCAACAATAAGTAAACACAAATATGGTCCTCTCAATGTAGATGAACCAGGTGATTATTGGGAAAAGATTGCTAAACAATGGGACACATCTGTAGAGGCTGCAAAAAAATCTTTATGTGGAAATTGTGTTGCATTTGATATTTCTCCTAGAATGGATGAATGTATGCCTGGAGTTACAAGTGATGATGATGGTAGATTAGGATACTGTTGGATGCATCATTTTAAATGTCATAGTGCTAGAACATGTGATACATGGGCAAAAGGTGGACCAATAAAAACAGATAAAATATCTTACGAGTGGCATGAAAGGTCAAATCTAGATGAAGACGCCCCAACAAATTCAGTATCAGCAGGTGGTGTAGATATGGCGACTAACGCTAGACACCCATTATCAAAATCATATAACAAGTACAGAAAAGATAATGAAAAAGAAACTAAAAAAAGAATGAAAAAAATAGGTCAGATGGTCAAAGAAAATGATGACAATAATAATAACATTTTAAAAGGTGTTAATCAAACATTAGATTTATTAGAAAGTAAGATAGATGAATTTTGTGGTATAGATAATGAAATAAAATTTGAAGAAAAGAAAGAGTATAAAACATTTAGTGATAAATTTGGAGTAGGAAAATGAAAAGATTTAAGTCTTATATGAAAGAAGACGGACATGAAGATGTTGCTTCAGTTAAAAAACAAATAAAAATTGCTAAGTCAGCCTTAGAAAAAATGGATGGTGAGATGAATAAACTAAATGATAGTGATTCATTACCAACTTGGTGGACAAACAAGGTTGCTGTTGCAGTTAATAAACTAGATGGTATGGCAGACTACATAGCTGCAATGAAATCTGATGAAAACATTTAAACAGTTAAATGAATATCTAGGTGGTTTTAGATTAGGTTCTTTCCCTACAATGAAACCAATGGCCAGTATGGGCGATAAAGCGCCTAATAGACCTGCCGGACAACAAAGTCTAGGTGTAGGTATCAATGCAGCTTATTCATCACAAGCCGCAGGAACAATGAGACCTTTCTTAAAGGCACAACAAAACACAGTACTTAATAAAATAAAAGGCAAGTACAACTTAACAAAAGACCAACTTGCAGATTTAACAAGATTGCCTATGAGTACATTAACAAGTATTCTAAATTCTGCTGGTGCTCTTGCACAATATTTACCTATGGGTGAAGGATGGTCTAAAAAGTATAAAGATTCAATAGATTGTAATAACCCTAAAGGATTTTCACAGCGAGCCCATTGTCAAGGCCGTAAAAAGAAATTGAAAGAAATGAAAGAAGAAAATAACGCTAGACAAATGTATCACAAACATTTTGTGAAGGCTATGAAGGCTATGCCTGGAAGTCAAATACAAGCAAAGCATAAAGCTGAAATGGAAAAGTATAGAAAGCAAATGGGTAGTTCATTCATCAATCAAGTTGCACCTAAAAAAATGGCCAAATTTGATAAAATGAAAAAAGAAGAAACAGAATTAGAAAACTATTTAAATAAAATTATAGAAGACAATCCTAGAATACCTAGAAAGAAAGGGCAAAAGGCAAACTCTAAAAAACATTCAGACTTATATACAGATGAAAATCCTAAAGGTACAATTCATGGATTAAAATTTGCAACTGTAAAAGACGCTCAAGATAGTGTCAAAAAAATAGAGAACTCTGGTAAGAAACATGCACATAAGATACAAGCCGCTGTTGCAATGGAACAAAGGGCAAGAGAAATGGGTAAAACTAAAGAAGCTAATGTGTATAGAACTTACATAGAGAAAATGAAAAAAATAACTAAGGAGAAACAGAATGATTGATAAAATAAAATCACTAGTAGAAAGTCTATTAGTAAAAGTTGGTCTTAAAAAACCAAAAGTAGAAAGAAAGAAAAAGATTAGAAGAAAAAAAGCTACTAAAAAATAAATGAATAGTTTTTTAAAAATATTAGTAGAGTTTGGTCTACCTGTTGCAGCCGCAATTGTAATGGGAATATTTATCTATGCACTTATAAAATATATTTTAGGTGGAGTTGTAAGTAAAGTTAAAGGTATGAGTGGTATTATTTCAGCACTAGACAATAGAGTTAAGTCCATGAACAACGATATGATAAAATTAGATTTACTTATATCACACGCTTTAGATTTAAAACCTGATGAAGATAGAATTGCAAGAGCTGATGGTAAAAAGGATGCGAGGCGTGATTAGTGGAAACTTTAAAATTAATCGACCTATTAAATAAGTACGGTTTTGCAACCATAGCCGCTATCGGCATGGGATGGTTTATTCATTTCATATACAAATATGTAACTGAAGAAATAATGAAAAAATTAGGTGAGATGAATGTTGTACTTATTGCATTGATTGATAGAGTAAGAATGCTAGATAATGACCTAATTAGACTAAGAAGTAAAGTCAATACAGTCTTAGAACTCAAAGAAAAATTAAAGAAAACCCCTACCAAGAAGTAATTTCTACAAGTCAAATCTTATAAATACTAGTATGGAAACACTAGAAATTAAAAAACTGGTGTTAGTATCCTTTCTATTATGCACTTGTTTGATTCATACTAGCACAGCAAGTGAATTAACTCACAAATTCGGCAACCCAGCTTTTAGTAAAGAGGGGTATTCTCAGCATGCCTTATCCATAGAACAATTACAATACACTAGAGAAAACGACAGAGTTAAGGATACAAAATCGGCTGTATCACAGGCAGAGAGAGATGAGAAGAATAAAACAATTAACAAATTTATTGCCAATGTAGAAAGTCGTATCTACGCTAACTTGTCTAAACAATTAGTAGATAATATGTTTGGTACAAGTTGTACATCTAATTGTGCAACAAGTGGAACAGCAACAGTAGAGGGTTCTGAAATTTATTGGGTAAAAGATACTTCAACAGATATTATAAGTTTGACAATAACAGACCCAACAGGAACAGTATCAACGCTAACCGTGCCGGTTGGTGATTTTATTTTTTAATTTAGGTAAACTTATTATGTCATGGACTTATATATTAATATTTTTAATGGGCTTTTGTATGTCGGGTTGTTCAACAACAATGGGAAGTTATGTTGAATATTCTCAAAAACCTTTTACACAAAATCCTGTAACATCGGATTTGTTAAAAGGTATACCAGATTTAGACCAAGAGAAAATAACTATTGCGATTTATGATTTTCCTGATAGAACAGGACAAAGAAAACCAAGTGAAAAGTTTTCACAATTAAGTACGGCAGTAACACAAGGTCCTGAAGTGTACTTAATATCAGCACTTAAAAAGGTAAGTGGTGGTGATTGGTTTACTGTAGTAGAAAGAAAAGGATTAAATAGTCTAGTCAAAGAAAGACAATTGATTAGGTCTACAAGAGAATTATATGATGGTGAAAAACAAGCAGGTACAGTATTAAAACCATTGATATTTGCAGGTCTTATTATAGAGGGGGGCGTTGTCAGTTATGATTCAAATGTCGTAAGTGGTGGCGATGGTGCAAGAGTATTTGGTATTGGAGCTTCCAAACAATATCGAACAGACCAAGTAACTGTGGCTTTAAGAGTAATAGCAGTACAGACAGGAGAAGTATTGATGACAATATCAGCAAGTAAAACTATTGCAAGTTATCAAACTGGAGCTGATGTATTTAGATTCTTTGATGTAAGAACAAAGGCATTAGAAATAGAATCAGGCTCAGCTATTAATGAACCGACAGATTATGCCATTCGTTCTGCAATAGAATATGCAGTATTAAAAATGGTTGAACAAGGAGAACAGTTAGACTATTGGAAGTTTAAGAAATGGAGAGTAGAAGAATGAAACAAGTAATCATATTTAGTATGATGATTTTTATTTCGTTATCGGTTTACGCTAATGATATCTATGTAAACCAATCAGGTGCTACACTTGATTTAGATATCACACAAGATGGACAAAACAACACAGTAGGTAGTGCGAGTACAGCCTCTAGTGTTATTGGTGCAACAACAAACTTGGCAATTACACAAGTAGGTGATTCCAATGTTATGACCTTTGATGTTAATGGTGCAACCTATACAGGTACATTCTCTGTAACAGGTGATAGTAACAATATAGACTTTAATTGTGATAGTGGTGGAAGTAATTCAAGTTGTGGTACTGCAACTGCTTCTGTTGTATGGGTTGGTTCAAGTAACGACATTGATATAGACATAGGCGAAACATCATCTGCTACTTCAGCGACAGTTGGTATAACTGGTGCAAGTGGTAGTGATAGTAACACAATCTTAGGTACAATAGATGGTAACTCAGCAATACTAACATTGTCAATTAATGGAGATACAAATAACTTCTTAGTTGATATAGATGGTAATGGAGATAGTGTTGGACATACTTACATACACACTCATACAGGTTCTATCGCAGATGTAGATATAACTCAAAGTGGTATCTATGATAACATGATAACATTAACAACATCTGGTGATAATCACGATATAGATATAA